AAATAAGATCTTACAATACCTTCTTGGTCATTCTCATCTTTAGGATTCAAAGATCTAACCTGTTCTACCTGAGCCAAAGCTTGGAAAAGACCTTTAAGATCTTGTCCACCGTCCATCACATACTTAGCTGCATATTGCAACTCATCTGGTAAAGCTTCAAAAAACTCTTTTGGAGTTTTAGCTGCCACCTCAGATTTCATGTTATCTACGTTAGCTTGCCATAGTTCCTCTACATCTTTTTCTGCAAGACCACCTAAGTATTCTTCAAGATCTTGCTTACTTTCGTCATAGTCATCAAAGGCAAACATTTCCTTTGACTCTATACGTTTTTTAAGAAACTCTACTAAGCCAGACTTTTCTGTCTTAGGTCTTCCACCTTTAGATTTAGACGGCTGATCATCATCTTGATCATTATCATCTACATTCACAAGGTTGTTGATAAAGTCCTTAGATGCTTCTGCATTCTTAGGAGTATCATCTTTATCACTGTCATCATCCTCATCTAGAAAGTTTGTGTCAAACTTTTCTTGACTAAAGATGTTTGGTTTTAGGTCTTTTTTATCTTCAGTGCTAGGAGTAACGATGCTGTCTGCACCAGGTGCTCCTAACCAACTGTCAATATCAAGATCCACTTGTTGTACAGAAGTCTGTACACTGGTTTGATTATCAGTCATTTTGTTTGGTTTTTTTGTGTATCTCTACATAATTAATATACAACTTAAATCTTAAAAATTTACTAATCCGCTATTATTTTTATCTAAGGTGCGGATAATAGAGCTATAACTAAACCTACTTTTTTGTAGAAGATTTAGAGACGTCATATTTATTTTTATTTTCTCTAGCAATCTGTAATTGTTTATCAGCTATTTCTTTTCTAGTCTGTAACTCTTCACGACTAAGGTTTAACTTTTGTTGGTTATTAGAGTTTTTATTAACCTCTTGCTCACGTTTGAAATTCATAGCATCTTGATAGTTATCCTGTTTCTGAATACCTGCCAAAGCATCTTGATAATCTGACACTTGATTTTGGTTAATATCAGAACTAGCACCATAACCTGCTGATCTAATTTCAGCCACTGTTATTTGAGACTGTCTATCTAGATCAGCTTGCTCAGCTCTAAACTGTAGTTCCATCTGCTTCTGACGCTCTTGAGACTCAATCATCTGCTGCTGCATTTCTTGTTGCTGCTGCATCTCAGCTTGTTTCTGACCAGTAGTTTTCTCTTCAGCCTCTTTAAGTACACCTGTAAGCTCTGCGATAGACTCAGACTTAATAACATTACCTAGATCATAAATAGAAGCACCCATCGTGTTATTACTTATAGCTAGTTGTTTAAGCTGCTCCATTATAGAACGAGAATTAGTCTTAGTGGTACAGAATATATTTAGATCACGCATTAATAGATCAGTACCGTTCATTTGAAAATTAACTTTTTCATCTGAACCAGTGATGTATTGTAATCTAATACTAGGTTTATTAGAATGATAATACTGAGCTAAGTCAGTTCTCATTTGGTGAACTCTAGGCATTAGGTTATCTGAATGCTGAATAAAATACTGTTCTGTCTGTGCATAAGAAGCATTCATAGCTTGCTCTACACCAGTAGCTGTTTGTTGAGCAATAGTCTGACCCATACGTTGTGGGTTAAGACCAATCACTTCAAAAGCTTGATTCTTAAAATAGCCAGCTAAGTTTACACGAGAAAGTAAACGGTTAGTTTGTTCTAGGTTCAACACTTGATAGTGTTGGAAGTTAAGAGCATTCTCTGTATTAGTGATAGAAGTATCCAATGGTAACATTTGGAAGTTCTTCATAGCCACATAGGCTTTGGCCAGATTATTTTTCCCCCAGTCTTCTCCCATGGAGTGACGAGGCAAAGAGTTCTGGTCCAACATAATAACCGTACCGAGCTCATCAACCAAGATGTCTGCTATTTGGTTATTTACAATGTTATAGCCTATCTGGTATGGTTTCATAAGATCTACCAATGAAATACTGCGGGTGTTACGATCACCGAACACAGAACCTTCCACTGGTAATTTACAGCCATATAATGTTGCATCTCCTTTAAACTGGAACGGAACTCTTCCTGGTTTGCCCCCATTGAGTCCTAGATAAATTGGATTGATGCCACTTGGATTATTCATTCCCCAAAAAGCTGGTCTATTTGGGCCAATCTTGATACCGCCCCAAACTTCGTTAATCCAGATCCAATCAATATGTTCACCAAAGATTAAGTTATCTTTAGATTTTTCTTTATAAACCGCAGTGTTATACATAGGTTTATCAGTCACCTTGTATTCTTCAGAAATAATATCTTGTATACTTTCTCCTTCTTCTGTAATTTTAGTTAAGTGTCCTATCTTACGTTGGGACTTCCAATAAATTTGAGATACACGTAACAAGTGAGTCTTACCAAAGTCCACTGTATCTTCTGAATCTGATAAAATCCATTCTACAATATCTCCTGTGCCAAACTTAGTGTCGTACAAAGAAGCATATTGTCTATATCCTAATGATGGCATTTCTGTATTCCACGCATGAGACTTAGTAGGGTCATAATAAGTACCGTCATTCTGGTATCCTTGTACAGCATAGCCTGCTGAACGGACCGGATAGATGGCTTCTAAGGACTCCAATTGTTCTTCCTTCATCATCCATCCATACTTATCAATAACGTCTGATACGGACATCATATCCATCTTACCGACCCAATTACCTTGAGAGATGTATCTAACATCTGGAGACTTATGATAAAAGGTTAAAAGAGGGTTCCAAAGTTCTAGTTCATAGTCATCTTCTTTCATGTTAAAATGCCAGAACTCACGATCTGTAATCAACATGTCTCTAAATGCACGTTCTTCTAGTTCTTGTAACTTAAATCTTTCCTCATCTACTGACATCTGATGAGATGCCCACTCCTCAACCATAGATCTGTAGTCTTTCTTAAAAAAAGACTCTATCTCAGGGAGTGTCTTAAGGTTTTCTGGACTCATCATTTGCTGAGACTCTTCTGATTCAAAGTCAGCTCCTTGACTCATCATCTGAGTCATCATCTTCATTTGAGCCTGCTGTATCAAAACATCCTCAATCATTTGACGCTTAGCTTCTAACATCTCATTATAAGAAATGTCATCCACCGCTCTAAACATAATACGTGAGCTTCTTTTAGAAAACTCATTACATAATACGTTGATTACGTTAGGAATAATAGGGTAAAACTTAAGCTCTAATGCAGATTCATCTTCTTTTGTTAGTGTATCAATAAGATCTGCCATCTCATTATCCTCTTCTACAATGTAGTCAGCCTTATCAATAATACCTTTAGCAAGCTTATAGTTCTTCATCAACCTACGAGCATTACGTCTAAGCTGTTTCATACCCTGAAATTCTAGCCAATCTAGATTCCAAGCTCTCCATTCCTCATTTTTTTCTTTTTCAGCAATAAACTGGATAGGCTGGGTGAGTGTACCCATTTTATTATAATCTGCCTTTTTCCCAGATTTAAGATCTAGAGCATTGTATATCTGCATGATAGTTAAGTATTTAAGTCTGCTGAATTATCTACAGCTGTATTAGTAAAAGATGTGCCAGTTGTAGAGATAAACGAAGGATAGTTAATACCTCTAGTAATTGAACTACCTGTATTAGGAAAAATAGCCGTACCACTACTAGTTAAGTATTGTACTGGTTTATCCATCGGTTGTTTTGGCTCTTCATCCTTTAAAAGAAGCAAAGCTTCCTCAAGGGTTAGATAGTTTTCTTTAATCAATCTAGAAAGAATAGTTACTTTTTGAGCATGAAGTTCTTGATTTTCCATAATTATCTTATATTTTTAAAGGGATTACGTGGGTTCTTTGAATTAACTCCATTACCTTTAGAACCACCTATATGTCTAAAGGGGCTCCAATTTAATTTACTAAATTTCTGGGAGTTATCCAAGTTTTCTTTTGTAACTTCTACACGTTTAGTCAATCCTCTGTTACTCTGTTGCACCTTTGCAAATGCTATAAGAGCACAAAAAGCCACTAATCTATCTACGTTTAGACCATCTCTGTATGCTTGCATCTCTTTTAGAAGCATGATATCAGGGATACGTTCAACACCATATATTGTCTTTACAATGTCACCATTTTCTTTTGTCTCATAATCTAGCTCTTCTTTAAGAAATTCTATTCCATAAGACAGTACGTTACCCTTGAATAACGTACCTACGTTTTTCCAACCATATTCTTGGAACACATTTCTATTAGCACCAATATCTTTTAAAAATAAGATCATGTCTTTTGGTACTAAATATTTCTGTTTTCTTTTTGAGATCATGTACTGAATAAACAAAGCTACGTTATTTTCCACAATCGTCCAGGCATTATACCATTCTATAAGAAGCTCAAGTCTTTCATGAGTTTT